CAATCATTGTATCTACGATTAAACCATTGATTTTTATACCTAAATTACGTATCCAACATACGTCATACATTGCGTTATGAAATATTTTTGTAGACTGTGTTGCCATCGTATCTGCAAACCATTTTAAAACTCGCTTACGTTCCATGTTAGGCCCTGAGCCGTGAGCAATAGGAAAATAAAAAGCTTTGCCTGGTACAGCAACAGCGATACCTATAACTTCACCTTCACCAATAACAGCACCAGATCCTTTTGTTTTTAAATTAGGATCTCTTGTTTCTAAATCGACAGCTATCTCATCGACCTGTCTTAGATCAGGAAATTCTTTTGGCTCAACCCATTCTTTTTGAGTTTCAAACTTGGGTATTATCATTTAAACCTTTCTTATTGTTGTGGTAAAGCATACCTTGTTTTTCATATTTAAGCAGACGTTTTTTCATGACTTGATTTTCTCTATAGAGTTTATCCATTTTTTTAATGGCCTCTTCTAGTTTTAATCTTACCTTTAAAAACTCATTCATTTCTTTTTAGTATCTTTCATTTTTTTAATTTCTAAATCACAATAGTGTTTTATTTTTTCTAGATCTTGTATACCACCTTTGTATGGATAACGCATTACATATTTTATTATGTTACCTTGAAAAAATGTAAGTTCATTCTTTGAAATAAATTCATAAGGTTGAATGTGATAGTGTTGATAGTGAGATCCTCCTACTTGTTTGTCTTGTGGAAATGAATCTTTAAAGATATCTTTGTGTGTCATAAATTATAACCATTCCTTTCTTTTTTTGATTTTAATATATATAGGTTTTGTGCTGATCTGGTTACACCAACATACCAAACCCTGTGTTCTTCGTCTTGTTTTTCTATACTACTTGCTATAGAATCTCTGATCTTTTTAGCGTTGTCTAACACTAAAACTACGTTGTCACATTCACCACCTTTAGCTGCATGAATTGTAGACACTTGAATTCTTGGATCTTGAGATAGTTTCTCATCCATGGTTAACATATTTCTAATGTAAAAACATTCAGCTTGATCAGCATTAGTAAATACTTCATACCAAGGTAAACCTTTTTTAAATCCAAGGTCTTCCATTTTAATTTCTTGACCTAAGTTTTCATTAAACTCTACGTTAAGATAATCAAATATATCTTTACAATCTGCTCTGTTAATACTTTCTCCTTTAGTAAGTTTAGTCCAGTTTAGAATGGTTCTAAATAGTTTAGTATCAAAACTTTTACCGAATCTATAATGATTGTAGTATAGATTAGATTCTTTTAATTTCTTGCATATCTCTCCAACTCTATAAGTTGTCCGGGCTAAAATTAACCATTGTCCTTGTTGCAAGTTTAAATTATCTAATGAGTAAATAGATTCTGTGTAACCCTCTACAATTTCTTTAGTTTCTTTATTTATTTTTGGATGATATATTTTTTCTTTTCTAAGTCCCTGTATTCTATTTATAATAACACTAGACATTTCTTGAACTACCTTTGGTATTCTTTCTGATTGATCTAAAATAGTTTCTTCTGCAGGTTCTGTAATAAATCTATTGACATCTGCACCAGCCCAAGCAAAGATAGCTTGGTCATCGTCACCTGCTAGGTACATATCTTCAGTACATTCTTTTAAAGCATCATACATCTGCCATTGAACTGGAGCTAGATCCTGAGCTTCATCAATAAAAATAGCCTTAAACTTTGGAATAATCAATTTTTCCTTGTTTTTAGCCACTAATTTAGTAATCATATCGGTATAATCTACGAGGTTACTACCTGTTTTAAAGTCCATAAAATAATTATGAATGTGTTGTAGTATAGGAAAATCTATTTCACGACTCCATTCATTAGTATTAAACTCTTCCTCGATAGAAATGTCTTTGACTCTAGCCTTGTTTATTAATTTAAAATATTCATTGTCACAATCTAAATAACAAATCTCATCACTTTCATTAAAATAATTTACTCTAATACTAAGATCTGTACCAATCTGTTCATAATGTTCTGGTTGCATTACACCATCTTCACTTAACCCCAAAGTGTGAAAAGCAAATGAATGTAAAGTCTGAAAATATTTTAAATCTTTTTTTTCTAAATGAGGATTATCTTTTAACATTCTACCCTGTGCCTCACCTGCAGCCTTCTTTGTAAATGCAAAGTAACCTATTTGATTTAAAGGAACCCCTTGTTTAATATAGGAATCTACAAATTTTAATAGTGTTCTTGTCTTACCTGTACCTGGTGGACCCAATATTTTTTTAATCATTAAAATATATCTTTCTTGTTTTTAAATGGTATTTTTTCTGTTACAATCTCGCCTTCTTTATAATTACCTAAAGCAATCTCTACTACTTCTACAGGAGGATGATTAGTTTCTTCTCCATCTTTTTTAGGAAATCTTTTATTGACAGCAAACTTAGCATTAAACAAACGCATCATCATCTCACCTGTCTTAGATTTATTCTCTTTCCATTCTTTGTTTCGTAAACTATCAAAGAAACTTTTGTATTTAAAGTACATCATGTCTTCTTCTACAAGAGTTGCACCTGTTCTAAACGATGCATAGTTTGTAGCTTGTGGACCATTAACGTATTCTCTTAAATACTCTTCTAATAATTCTTCTGGTGTTGTTCCTTTAGGTGGTGTTGTTGTTTCTTTAGGTGGAAACAATGTATCCATAACTTCTTGAAACTGATCACCTTTTATTTTAGGTGGAATAAAACCTGCGGCATTACCAATGATACCTCTAATCTCATCTTGATTTATTATTTGTTTAATGTTTTTTGCTCTGACTTGTCTAGTAGTTTCTCCATCCGGTAGTACTACATTAAAAGTATATTCTGGTTCTGGATATGCAATCTTAACTAAACCAGATAAAACAGGGTAGTGTGTTTTCTTATCTGACATATAACCAAAGGCTCTCTTTCTACATTCAGCTTTCATACACACACTATGTATAGGATCTTCATTACAAGTGTGACCTTTGTTAGTACCTTTTTTCCATGCTCTGATTTTCTCTTCTACTTTTTTATCTCCCCACTCATTGTCATAAATAAAATTATTTCTAGCAAACTCCAATAGTTTTTTCTCCCAACTATCTGAATATTTCTTTTTAGCAAAGACCATGTAGTTATATAAAACTCTGTCTCTACCATCTTTTAATTTACTTTGTGTCAATAACTGCAAACAAGGAGGGCCGTCGACTAGGTCTTCAGCACCTCCCTGCAGCAGATTTTTCACATGGGCTAGTGAAAACTCTTCTAATTGTTTTTTTGTAAATCTATTTGCATTTACAACTTTAATAAATTCTTCATATGAAAATTCTGTGCCATCTAAATTTAATGCAACTCTTTCTTTTTTATTGAAGTATGGAATATTTATAAACTGTCCATCAATAGGGTTACCTTCAGAGTCTAAACCTAGTTCTGTTTGTTTAGGGTATATCTCTATCCCTGGTTTAAGATCTAAACTATATAGTAAATTTTCTAAGCATTCCCTTGCAAAAGTAGCCTTAACTTTTTCTGCAAAAAATATATAGATATGCAACCCACCACTCTTAGATTTAACCGGAACTACAGGTAATTTATGTTTGCCAATAGCTTCTAAATATTTTTGATAAGGAAAATTTGTATAGCTGTGTTCTTTGTCATCAATGTCAATTGCTCCAAAGCTAACCATACCTTCATCGTCACAAGGTTGAATACCAATTGAAGTAGTACCATTTAAATGATTAATATAATCTTGATCTGTAATTTCTTTTTTGGCCCAGGTATAAACTGTTTTAAGTTTACCTTCGTTGTTATGCTTGCTACTACCTATGTCTTTGATGTAGCCATAATTTCTTTCTAGTCCGTTAAATATCTTTATAAAATCTTTTTCCATTGTAACCCATGTTTGTGTAAATGGGGGCAATTGCTTGCCCCCATCAGAAAATTAAAAGTGTGCGCTAGTTTTTTCTGTAGTCGAAGCTGCGGTATCCCCATGCTTGACTTGAATGTCTCCTTTAGAGACACTTTCAGAAAAAGATTTAGCTTGGTTGTATACTGCTGCATCAGCAATAGGTCCAACCTTACTTATTTCCCAACCAAACCACGTACCCTTATCGTTCGATTGTTGAACAGTTTTTAGCTTGTATACATGACTAAAAGAAGCTGGAGTGTATAGTTTTCCATTTGCTCCTTTAAGATTTATACTAGCCATCATACTGTTCCACTTTCTACTAATCTTTAATTGCGTTGATTTCATGGCAATTAAAGCAGTCGATGGGCTTCCACCATTTACTATTACAAAATGACTTGCAGTTCTCTCAATATAATTACCGTTAGGTAATCTATCTTTAAACCCTGCATCTCTTGTAGTTTGAGACATGATATCGCTAGAAGAAGAGTGTATATTCACTGGTGCTCCAGCGCCTTCTCCTCTATCTTGCCACTCTATGTATTCTAACTTATAGTGACATGGAACGACATCCACTCCGGTTACTCCGTTAAACAATTCTCCTGTAACAGAGTTGTAAATCATGCCAGGTTCTGCACCTTCAACATACTTACCGTCTCTCTTATTTACCTCTGGAGATAATTGTCCTAGGATTTTAAGAAAAGGTAGGGCTAGATCATCATGACCTATATTACCCAATCCTTTATCTGCGTCAGCCTCAAAGAGGCTAGTAGACAATGCACCTGCTGTAGCTTTTTCAGCTACATCAGATTTATTAGTTGCGCCGTTGTCCGTGTTTCGTTTTTCATTACTCATGTTTATTTCCTCGTTATTTTGGTTCGGCTTCCTGCGAACACGTTAAATAGATCCGTGGGCATATCAAGACCCTTTTCGATACGCTCACGAACCAATGCTTTTAGGGTCATAGGTTCAACCTTCAACTTTTGGGTCGGTTGATATCCTTTACCTTGCGCAAGGACAGCATAGTCTGCCGCCTTGTTATCCTCGTTACGACCAAAGGAAACAGTAACCTCATTTTTAA